ACCTGAGGCATAGTTTCTTGCGTTAGGAATAGACTTGGGAGCTACAACCTCTCCTGTTACTTGTACAAGACCATTAAAAGTAATTACTTTTGGCACTAATGTACTCATCTTATCGGTGATGTCTAAACCTAGTTTACCATCTCCCCGAGTAAGAGCGCGTTGTAGTTCCCCGTCTATATATGTGATAGAAACAGCTGCACCATCTAGTTTAGGTGTCATAATGTGAGGTTGCGAGGATACCCATGCAGGCTCCTCGTCCTCTCCACTAAAGACCTTTTGCAACGAATACATTGGAAACGGATGTTTGTACCGTTGCTCGTCTAATGACACACCCACCTCGTCTGCAAGAGATGTGTTTTCTACTAGCCTATCATAAACTTCATCAGCTATGATAGGAGTGCCTTGTGCGTATGCTTGATTACAATTACGCAAGTATGTTTCTAATTTTTCATTCATTTATATATTATACTCGAATTTTAAGGTAATGTCAAGAACTATTTTTTAAGTCTATAGATATATCTTATCTAGTATGTCTTTGAAGTGTACTTCTAAAACATCTTTTACTTCTGAAATAGAGAGTATCTCTACCATCGCTTCAAATATACCACGACTATTTTCAAAGTCTAAAGGCATAGCTATGCCGTCCTTTGTAGGCTTCCATTCTTCGTTAAAATCTAAATAATATTTTCTTATATGAAGATACTCTGTACCACGAAAAGTATTTATCATAACAAAGATTTTCTCATGTCTATCTTCATTGTGATGTATTTCTTTTTCGTATACAGGTGCTGCGTTATGTAATTCTATCATTTTTCAAAATCCTTGACAAAGGCACAATAGAAGTTACATTTTTCGGCTGTAGCAATCTAAATGAATCAGTATCCCAGCAAAACAAAAGTACCTGAGTACCATTAGGTTTTGCCCTGTTTCTTTTAGACTGTATATATTTATTATCAAAATCCATAGTGCATACATTGTACTTCAATCTACGACTATTTTGACTTCGATATGTGATGATAGCATCGCCTGCATCATCTACAGTTTTTATAAAGTCCTCTTTTTTCATTCCGTTTCCTTAGGGTTGTTAATATCTATTACCGTCCCTTAATGGTTCACTTTCTGAGGTCTTTCTTTTAGATGTAAAAAATCGTGGGAGAGTTGCCTCCCCCACTTTTCAGGGGTAGTTAATCGTTAAGTTTATTTAACAAGTCAGCAAAATACTTGGCAGCTTTCCCTGTGAGCTTACCAATTATAGCAGCGTCTGGCTCTTGACCCATGTCTGATATAGCATTTGTCAATTCTTCCTGAGCAGCAGCAACACTTACTCTGCCACCACCAGTTCCTCCACCTGAGGACTTGACTGCAGGGTTTTTCTTTACATATACACCTGCTTTTGTTAAAATCATTCTGACACCGTTTGGACTTTGGTCTAACTGTTCGGCAATGCTCTTAACAATTTCCATACTATTTTCAGGAGTCGGCTCTTCTGATACATACATATCAATCGCTTCTTGCTTGGTTTCATCTGTCCATGTAGACATTTTTCTTCTCCTTTTCTTGTAAGATTCTGGTAGACCAGGGCACCAACCCGTTGCTTCCTTCATCTGTAAATAAAATCTATCACTCATTGATAATTTCCTAAATATATAATATATTATACTCACTTTTTAACCGTGAGTCAAGAACTATTTTCTAGTAGGTATACCCGTAGGTAATTATATCATTGTGATATAGCTGGGCAATCATAGTACGAGTTCTAAGTGTATACCAACTTCTCCAGTCGTATACCACTTTTGTACTCTCTAAAATTGATGTGTCTTTGGGAGCTAAGTCCAAATCTTTTAGGTCTCGTTCCCATGCTTCTAATCTTATTATGTGGTCACAGTCTTTGTATAAAAGAGTTTGATACTCAGGAGTTTCTTTAACAACCCATTTATCAAATCCAATATAATTTAAACTAGCATAATAGTCAGATACCACTTTTTCAAATGGATTTCGTACTACACCAATAGTTTTACTTTTTGTGTTTAGTATCAGCTTCATCTTGCAACTCCTTTATTCTTTTATACAGTTGATAGATTAAAGCATTTTGTTCTGCTATCTGTGCTTTTAATGCTTGTTCCTGTGTCATTTAAAATACTTCTCTAAAACGCCTAGTTTATCTTTATAACTAGATATTTGTTTTATTTCGCTTTCTATAGTTCCCATAAAGTCAGGGTGGTCTGCCACTCCTGTATGAGAACCTAATAAGACTTCTACATTCATTACATGATAGGTTATCTTTGCTTCAAAATGTTTTTGTAAAGCCTTAATTAAATTATCTCTATAATTACTCATCTTTTGTTTGTCCTAAATATGCAGGGATAAATCCCTTTAAAAATCTTTCTCTATGACTATCCACTAGAATAATATGTATCATCAGTGGTAGTGCAATGGTTGATAAACCTATGAATATTGCTGAACCTAGCCATCTGTATCGGTAAGCTATATTATTAGGTTGTATAAGTTTAATTATTTTCATAGCTGGTAGCCATAGGCTTATGTATGCCATAAAGACTCCACTAACCCAAAAGGCTACTATAATGTTAAATGTTGTATATGTCGACTCCATATTTCTCAAGATGTTTCAAACTACCTAATTCACATGCTAACTGCACACAATACTTACCTGCATATCTTAAATGAGGAAAGAATGTATTACTTAGGTCTGTTGATTCAATAGTGTATATTTGATACATTCTTGAGCCATACTTCTCTACATAGTTTATTGCTTTCGTAATATCTCCCTGACAAGCATAACCTGCATTGGCTGCTTGATGCTCTGGAGTTATTTCTCTAATTATTTTTGCTGGGTAGTTCTTTCTAATTGCCCAGACTACTTCTCCGACTTCAAACTCCTCTGCTACACATTGGTCTGGTAGCATGGCGTTTCTTCGTCCTTCGTAGTCGCCCTCTGGCAACTTCATGGGAACTCCAATCCTTTCTATTATGCTTTTTACAAAAGCAGGAGAACGATACATACTAGAGGCGATGTTAGACACATTTTCTCCTGTAATATATCGCTGTACCACAAAACGAATATCATCATCAGTTGCAGGTTTCCCACGCAACTTAGCTTTCATACGACTAGTTCTTTCAATATCTAGTTTATGCTCATCTATTATTTTACCTAGTCTGGTCGTATTATAAGTAATATTTAGTATAGCACAAGCTTCCTTTTTGGTTATAGGTTTATCTTGTTCTAATAACTCAATTACTTTGGCTATATTCGCTTTGGTTAGATTCTCGTGTTTCTTGATTCTCAATTTCTTTTCCTAGTAACATTACAGCATAGTGTAATATCTTAAGTAAATCATTGGTATCTTTCCCATTCTTCTTGCCATATCGCTGAGCATACTTTATGATATTTCCTAAGCAAAACCCTTCCCCATGACCTGCATCGAATATGAACTCCGTTGATTGTATTTTATTCATACTATAATGACTGTGATAAGTCCCTATAATATGGTTTCTTAACATAGTTAATGCTGTCTCTTCGTTAAATTTATCTTTCATTTTTCTGTTGTAAAAAAGCAAACTTGTACAAGTCTGCCTGTGTTTTTATCATGCCCCCAACCTGCGTTGAATGGAGCGTGCCAATAGTTTGCAGGATACATTATAACTCGGTTATAAATGTTTGCTGCGTAAGTGTGCATATCGAATATGCCATCTGGTTCCCAAAACTCTTTGAATCCTGCTTGTGGAGCTATCTTCATATCTTTTGTTTTGAACACCTTTTTAGTATTCTTTGCCCTAAATAAACCTGTGCCATGGTCTGGCTTCGCATTAGGACTTAGATAACATACTGACGCCCACGATTGTCCACCACTTTCTCGTTCTTTGATTTCAGTTATCTGACTGTTATCATGATGAACCCAATTTTGATGTGGTTGTTTTTGTAGATTTGTTTCTTCTAGTCCTAGTGTAAAAGCAGTATTGCTATTGTTTACTGGGAAATCTATAATCTTTCTGTTTAAGATATTCTCATATCTGTTTCGTAAGTAAATCCAGTTAGTCATATTAAATGCTCCTTGGCTTCGCTTACCTGGAAATAGATTCTTTTTACCTTTGCTTCCTGGAAAGAAAAATTGTTTTAAAGCATTTTCTCTTACTTCGTCAGGGTTTGGATAAAAATCATCAACTATGATAATC